ATAAGGAAGTTGTGCTTCCCCTACATATTCCGCTCTAGAAAACTGATCTAATTGTAATAAATCAGCCCAACCAGCAGAAGATACTACAAAGTATCTTTGGCCATCATCAGGTATATCTCCTGAACCAAATGCTTCATACACTGTAAATGCTTTTGCTAGAGTTAATCCAGCAGAACCATGTGCTACATTGTTTGAGTTTGATCCAGCATCTAATACATCAATGATAGTCTGGTCAGTTTTTCTACCTAAAGCCGCCGCCGCAGATTGAGATAGGACTTGTCTTTCGTCAATGTTAGTTTTCAATTCATCTAATCGGTCTACATAGTCTGCCGCATAGAAGTCTGAAAGAGTAACATCAACAGTTGAGTGAGAGATATCCATAGTTGGAACTTGTGCGTGTCTTGATTTAGACACAGCAGTACCAGTACCGACTTTTTGGAATCTCGCTTGGCTACCTTTTACATTATTTACTTGCCTTACAGTATTACGCAGTTTTGAACCCATACGCTGATAAGCCATATGAACTTCAGACTCGAACTGCTTAATAAAGGCAGTTGAAATAGATGTACTCATGTTGCCTCCTTTTTGTCGTTGTTGTTGTTAATTAAGCAATTATCTTTTTTGACTTAACTCAGTTTTCCATGCTGGGCCGAGATCATTCAAAACAGGTTGCATTCCTATTTTGACTACATCATGTAGTCGCTTATAGAAATACAACACTTTTACATTTTTTACAAGCATAGGTTTAGAAAAATTAAACCCTTGCCATTTTAACCATCTTATACTGGTTTCATGCTCTTCAGTTATATAATTACATAGATAATCATAGTTTTCTTCTAAGTAATATAACCATTTCTTATTTCTTTTAAGAAAGTATTTATAGTGTTTATCTAATAAATCTGATGCTAAGAACCATATAGAACCTACTTTTTCATTATATTTTGTAGGTACAGCTCCAAATATAGCGACTACTTCTTGTTTAGATTCTGTTAAAATTGTGAATGTATGTATATTTTTTCTTCTAGTAAATCTAAAAGGTTGTAATAAAGCAAGTAATGGATCAAGCCCCCATAACGCTAACTCATATCTATCAATAGATTTAAGTCTAGGGGCTAGATCAAAACAATGTTCAGGTGTAGTTTTTTCTACTATTAACCTATCCACGATACAATCTTGCGAAAGCATCATCTACTTTTCTCACATAAGATTCATCTCTTTCTTTGGGATCAAAGTATCTTTTATCTTTCATCATAGATCGAACATCCTCTAATGTTAGAGGTCTTTCAGGTTGTGTAAAGTTTTGTGCATTTGATATTGTTTGTTTATTAGCATTCATCATTTTTTCTAATGCTTCAATACCATCTACACTTTGACCAAGTGATCCTGAAATAGCTTCATATTGTTCAGGTGTAAAAAAAGTAGATGCCCAGTTATTAACTGCATCTAATCTTGCATCTGCATTTTCTCCTAACTTTTCTTTTTCTGCATCAACATCTACTTGATTACCCATATACATATCTACATATTTGTTTACTCCCTCTTCAAAGGTTTCTTGGTCATATGCATTTTCATAGCAAAAATTTTTCCACCAATCTGTCATAGGATTAGCATTTACTATTTCTTCAGTAACACCCTCAGGTAATTTAGGTAACTCATAACCCTCTACTTTTTCAGGTCTTTCTGCTATAGCTTCTTGTTGAAGTTCATCTACAATTTGTTCTCGTAGTTCTTCTTTCTTACCACCAACATACTTTTCAAGATTAGTATATGATTTACCAAACTCTTCCATATTGATTTCGCCTTTATCTACATTCCAAAACTTTTCAGGAACATACTCAGGTCTAGGACTTGGTTCTGTTGTTGTAGCTTCTTGTGTTTCATTTGAAACATTTTCTTGTTGAACAGGTTGTTCTTGTGTTTGTTCAACTGGTTGTGTTTGTTCTTCAGCCATTATTATTCTCCTTTACTATTTTTTGACTTTTGCCTTTATTGACTCTTCTTTGAATTAAGCCAACTAAATATCTTTGCCCCTCTAAATGTCTTAGAGTGTTATCAGATATTTCCGATCCAGCTACCGATTCAATGGTAATGGACTTTAGGTATTGGAGAACAGATGCACCTACATCTGTACTAAATAACGCTGAGAAAGCACTATTAAGTTTTTCTTCCTCATCAGAACTTCTTTTAAAGTTATCCAAACCTATCAGGGCTTTATTTTTTTGTTCTGCTTCCATTCTTACTATATCCTTAGCATCTTTTTAATTACACTTCTAGGGTAAATATTTCTATCCCCAAATCCTATTTCTCCATTTTCATTTTGATAACTTCCAAAAGAATACACATATTTAGCTGTCTTTTTAAAGATATATGCTTCTGTATGTATTAATGCACAATGCATATTATTAAACTCATTGTAATCTGTAATCGTTGAATCCCCAACAATATCTTCCCAAACTATAAGATATTTATAATATCGTTTATCTCCTACAACTATAGGTTTATTCGGTTTCTTTATACTCATCTGCTAATATTTTTTTTAAAAACCAAATTGCTTTTTTAATATCTATTGAACCACCTTTATCTCTATGACGAGTAATATATTTTATAGCTGTTGCATCAGCATAAGGTAGATGTCTTACATAATCATATGTTTGTAATACTTTACCACAGACACATCTTCCTGCTTGATAATATAAAGGATCAATTTTTTGCAATTCAATATTATCAGATTGTTCATTTGCTTGTTTTGTTTTTTCATCTGTCATACTATTTCTCCTATCCAGTTACCATTTTTATCTAATACCATTGGAAGAAGTCTTGGTATTCCATTTAG